CCATCATTTGTTCAGCCCACTCCTGCCATGTTGCATACAGCCTTTGGTCAGGAACACCTGATTGAACAAAATAACCGATACCGTTAATACCATCTACCCAATCTCTCCACTTTTCTTCTGGCACAGTACCAATGTCGTTTGACGAAAACAGTTCCGCCATCAACTTGCAATACTGTGGCCATTCCATGCCGCGTGGATCGTAGGTAACCATTATGGATTGCCTGTTCCACGGACGTCGCCTGTATCTAGGCTCAACAGCGTCTTACCCATAAAATAGTTGCCGTTGTAGATGTTTGATCCAAAACGTAAACGCATCTCACGGCGTTGTTCACGCATGTCCACCTTTAGGGTGTCAGGGTCAAAGTAGTAAGGATCAGATGGGTTGTCGATGTCATCAGCGTAGCCCTTACCAGTGACAATGAGATACATCTGTTCAGATTGCACGAAGTCGGGTTCAACCCTCTCACAGCGCGTCCACACGTTGTCGCCGGGCTGTTGCGTCGAGCCCACCAACCCCGCATATGTGCCCAGCGCAGGCGTCTCAAAGTACGAATCAATAGCGTCAACAAAGTTCAAATAGATTTGGTTTGTACCTTTTTCGTGTTGCCACAAGGTGTAGGTGCCAATTGTGTTTTCTTCGTTGCCAGCCCAAATTGGAAATGGAAACACTTCGGAGAATACGCCTGCTGAGCGGTACGCGCCCGGTGACTGCCCCGCGTCGTACCACGTCTGCTCACGCACGTTATAGATGATCGCGTCATTGCACTCTGTCGCATCACCACGTGGATAGAAGAACCATATCTCACCCCAGCGCGGTATCTTTGTTACCCACACCTTTTGACGCTGTACGTAGTTCAAGTTGTCAAAGAACCAGTTCATGTTCTGAGTGTTTGGCACTTCTTTAACCACGCCGTTGTACATCAAGAATCGGTCAGTACCAGCCCAATAGAAGATGCCGTCGTACTCAATGACGCACTGACTAGACATAATCGAGCTTTGGCTGGTGATCAAGTCATACTTCCAAAAGTAATCTACGCCACCAACAGTAGACGGTGAGTAGGTGACCCGCACCACGGAATCTGTTGTCCAGAACAAACCAGCAGGCGACGTTGTGCCGCCACGTAGAGGTAGCCCTTTAATCACCTTACCAGTTGATACAGACGTCTCGTTGGAGTCCGCAGACACCCAGTCATTAAAGTTTCCTGCTGAACTGTTTTTAATCAATCCATAGTTGCCATAAACAAACAGGTATGGATGAAGCATCACAACACCACCAGACACCGATACATTGGCGTCAAAGGTCAAGGTAGCGTAGACGTTAAATGTCAAACCAGTTGTTGTGCCTGCGGTTGTTGTGATGGCCGTGCCACCCAAAGTCGCAGACAAGGTAAACGTGCTCGTTGTGTTGGTAACAATTACATAGTAAGTGCCTGCCGCAATGCCTGTGGCAGTACCTGTAAGAGTTCCTGCAACAACAACGGTTTGTCCAACTGCAATATTTGTAGTAGCAGTGCATGAGAACTGACCAGCAACGCCAGTGACTGCTACAGCGGCTAATGCGGCGGCTGGTGTAGATGCAGTTGCGTTAGCGCTCAAAACAACCGTCCACACAGTAGCAACAGTAGAAGCAGAAACTATGGTAGTACCTGTTGGAATGCCAGTTCCACTCACACTTACGCCAGCGCCCATTGCTACGTTAGTAGCTGGAAATGTTGTGGAAGCTGATCCACTGGTGGTAATACCGTTGGCAGTGAAAACGCCAACGGGTGCTACGGTGGTATTAGGAAATTGACCTATTAATGGCCTTGTGTTGGTGGTGGAGGCAATGTCGTTTAAATTTTGCGCGGGATGTGCAATCAAATTGTTTACCCCAGCACCCGACGAGTCATAACCAATATCAAACTGCCACAAGTTGTTTGCACTTGAGGAAAAGTACGTGTTTGAGGTAATAGTTATTGAAAGACCAGATCCAGTTCCACCAATAGAAGCTGAAGCCGCACTCAGTACATCGTTAACTAAATAACCTGATCCTGCGGTTGTAATCGTAACGCTAGTGACAGTACTTCCAGCTATAACAATAGTTGCTTTAGCACCCGTACCAGTACCGCCAGTTAAAGCAACCGCTGTATAAGTACCATTTGTATAAAGAGTTCCGCCAGCAGTAAGCGTGACACCGAGTACACCACCTGAAATTGTGAACTGTGTCGGGCCTGATCCAATACCATTATCGTTATCGGTTACCCATTGTTCTAGTCCATATCGGTATCCAGAGATGACATAGTTCAATCCGCCAATAGAACTCATGGTCATGCCACGAGAGATGCCAGTAGCATTTAAGAAGATACCGTTGTATCCGCCTATCTTGCGTGGCAGGCCGTTTTGGAAACGCACCCATTGCCCATCTACATAGGTGGGGGCGTTGAAGACGGTGCCATCGCGTTGAATGCCCGGCTTGATTTGGAGAGCAACTACTTTTGCGGTCATGTCAGAACGTACCGCCTGAAATACCCACCGTCACCGCCAACCCAGCCGACGATAGAGACATCGCACTTGCTCCTCCCACCGCAAAACCAATCTGTGCAGAAGTAGGCAAATAAATACCCGTTGAAGTGTTACCCACAAAGTTTAAGGATGGACTAGCCGCACTACCAGCCGCCAATGTAATTGACGTACCCGCCACGTTTGACGTGTTGGAGTTGTAGACGTTTGTTCCATCACAAACCGCAATAACCGCCTGTGTCTGGCCAACTGTCAGAGTACTTGCTCCAACAGAGCCAGTTGTGAACGTCAGCGTAAATGAGCCAGTTGTCTTGTTCTGTATTGAGTAAAGTTGAACAGTTGGAGGAAGCACAACAGTACAGTTTGACGTCAAAATACCTGTGTACTCTTGGATCAAGCTAGACGCCTCAACCACGCTCAGGGTAACTGTTCCACCAGTCACTGCTTTATTTAATTGAGTAAAAACAAAACTGGCTGACTGACCATAGCCGTATGTGTTGTACCCATTGGTGCCGTTAGAAACAATAACAAACGACTCAGACAATTGAAGCTGTGCTGATGAGTTGCTATCAATCGTGTCCGTACCATTTGGATACACAGTAACAATACCTGTACCATTGTTACGAATCATCACAAACCAATTGTTTCCAATGGTCGCCGCAGATGGAAGGGTAAAGTTACCCGCACCACTCTGCCACACAAAGAAACCAGATCTGTCAGCAGACACAAACGTATAGTTGGAATAAACGTTAGTGATTGGGTATGCTTGGTTTAACGTAGTATTAATCGCTGTTAAACCGTAACCCGCAAGAGCAGAAGCATTAGCCGAGGATGTGCCTGCACCAAATGTTAAGGTAGACCATGTACCGTTCTGGGTGCTGTTACTGGTCAGGTAGATGTACTGGATGATTCCAGAAGAAATTGCAACAATTGTGTTACCGCTTGTGTCAACTACCGTAAAAGTGTTAGCTCCAGCATTACGAATAATGACGCTTGTACCTGTTGATACTTGCGTTGCTGGGGGTAAATACAGTTTAAGACTACCAACGGTAGCCGTGACGTCAATCTGGTTAGCAACAACGCTTGCAGTGTTGCCATTGATTGGCCACTGAAGGGTTGTGTCTACGCTGATGGTTAGCGATTCATACCCTACTTGCGAAGGGTTGATGGTTACGCCTGTGTAAGGATCTACGTATGTTGCCATGATTAGGAGTCCACTGCTATTGCCTGACGATCACCAACACGAGCGACGTCTTCCGTCTTCAGTGCGGTAATTGCTTCGGTATATTTTTGCTGAAATATTGCACGCGCATCGTTTTTGAGGAACGGCATCGCTTGCAACAGGGTCCCGTACAACATCGCATTTGGAGCGTACTGGGTAAGCCAATTGGTTTGATTGGTTGAGCTTAGGGGTGATATACGCTCGTAGTAAAGCACTTCAAAGCTGTACGCCACATCTGGCGTAGGGGCAAAGTACCAGTGCTGGTAGTCGGTGTCTGCGTAATACAAGGGCGTACCTGTCAATGACGAGTTTGGCCAATAGTTCATCAAATACTCAAACTTGCGCAACAAGACTGGTTGGGTTGCTGAGCCAGTGTTTACCGTCATAGACACGGTTTTTCTCCAACGCGCAGGTTTAGCCAATACTGGATTACTTGCCGTCATATTAGACGTAGCTACTTGAAGTTGACCCAAAGTCTTGATTTCCTGTGCAATTTCAAACTCGCACAGGGTGATAAATGTGGGAATAGCGGCGACAACTGCGGCGTCCTGACGCTCAAGGTACTGAAGCACCGTGCTCGTCAGTGAGTCGTAGGTCATCACCCATGATGGTGTCGTTGCCATAGTTGCCCTTTATATATGCCCTATTGTCCCATTACTCGCTGATGGCGGCAACCCTATGACAGGAAAAGCGCACGTTCATCATTGCGTCTAGTCACAAGTCCTTTTAAGACTTTGCCACCAGCTTTGTTGTACTTTAAGAATTCGTCTGCCGCACCTTCCATATCCCCGCGAAGAACCTTTTGACGCAGGGTTGAGCGCTGTAGTGTTCCCAGACCAACATTAAAGCTAAAAGATACAAGACCATCGAAGTTGCCTTGGGTAAGTTGAACTGGGCATAGTGTTGATACACCCCGCTCAAACCTAGCCAAATCTGCTCTAAGAATTGCATCGACTTCCTCCATTGGATACACGCGGTTATCTTCTGGTAGCAGTTGAACTGCCGCCCTTTGGTCTACAGGCAACTTGGCCTGTGAGTCATACATCAAATGACCAACGCCCACCGTCCAGAGGTACACCGAGTCCCGATAAGGCTTCTGCCTCACCCCCTCATGGTGTTTTATATCCTCAATACAAAGGGCACTGATCTTCATTTCTTACCGAATGCTTGTGTACCAAACCAGAATGACACCACAGATGCCCAAATGATCTGTGTCTCGTTATCCCACAGCAGGTCTAGAGCTACATCAAACGGCACTTCTTTGTGATACGCAAACCAAAAGCCAAAGATCTCCACAAAGGCAAACAAGATAAACATGCCGTAGGTTATGGCTGGACGCACCATAGCGCGTGCGTTTACTACCCATAGGCTTGCCCCTTGACCGATAGCAATATCGTGCGCATACAGGGCTTGGCGCTCTTGCATGGCAGTTTGGTTGTTGGTGACTTCAGCGTTGATCTGCACCTGCTCAGTCT